AAGAGATTCAATGTATAATTGGTCTAAGTGTGTTTTAGATGGTGAAGAAATACCAGAGAACTTTTTTATAGTTCAACACAAACATAACGCAGTAGAAAGTCAATACAAAACACTTTCAGTTGAAGAGGTAGAGAAGTTAGATGATAAACATAAAACCAATCTACCAAAAAAATTAGATGGTGATACATATAAATTCTTGGTTAGAGATTTTCAGTTAGGTCAAAAATTATTTCCATCGGGTATTCAAGCATTTAGATTAGGACTTGGACAACCGGCAGTAAACTTTCCACCATTAACAGCAAGGTATTTATATGAAAAATATACAGAACATATATCACAAGACGTGCTCAATGTGTATGACCCATCCGCAGGTTGGGGTGGTCGTATTCTCGGAGCTATGTCATCACTCAAGCGAATTCATTATATTGGCACAGACCCTAATACGGATAATTACATAGACGAATTAGGTAAAACAAGATATGAATATGTAGCAGATTTCTTTAATAGTGAAGTATTGGAAACGAATTCATTTTGGGAAGAGCACAAAAACACGTATCACGTTTTCCAAGACGGCTCAGAATTAATTGGGAACAATCCAGACTTTCAGACGTATAAGGGAACACTTGATTTAGTTTTCACAAGCCCACCATACTTTGACCGTGAGCAGTATAGTGATGATAGTGAGCAATCATTCAAGGCTTACCCAGCTTACGAAGATTGGAGAAATAACTTCCTGAAACCAACTTTAACAACTGCATTTGAATATCTTAAACCAAATCGTTATTTACTCTGGAATATAGCTTCAATCAAAATCGGAGCAGATAAATTTCATCCATTAGAAGAAGATAGTATATTTATTATAGAATCATTAGGTGGTGAATATAAGGGTAAGTTGAAAATGTTAATGACAACAATGACTGGATTAAATCCGGAGAATGTTAAAAATTGTGTAAAGGTAGATGGTAGTTACCGAAAATATGAACCTATATTCATTTTTCATAAAAAATAAAGCTTGACTTTCACCGAAAAATGCCGTAAGATCAAGGGTAATAAATTAGGAGTATTTAATATGAACAGAACAACTGCAACAGCATTTGTTATATTGGTGGTATTAGTTAATGGATTCATTTCTATTAATGCTTTACAATCAAACAAACAATTTTATTCTGATGAAGTAGATAAAGTATTAGAAATGAATTTTAAGTTACAAGATGAATTAAAGGAATTTTATAAATATGGAGTAGAGGTTGATGTAACAATGTATCAGCCAACTCGATATCAAACTGATTCAAGTCCAAATATCACAGCCGATGGAACAAAATTCAAAATAAGTAAAGCAAGTGAATATAAGTTTGTAGCTCTTTCTCGTAATTTATTAAAACGATGGGGTGGTCCATTTGACTATGGAGATTTCATTCTAATTAAGGGAACAAAGGATAAAGATGGAGTGTATAATGTTAGGGATACTATGAATCCTAAATGGGTTAATATAGTTGATATTTTAGAATCAACACACGTTAAACCATATAAATATAAAAATGTTCAACTTTACAAAATGAATTGGACTGATAATATACAATTAGTGAGTAATAAATAAAGGAGAATAAATGTCTAAAGATACTAAATTAAAAATTGGGGATTGGGTTCATGTGTTAATAGTTGGTTTTAGGGCCGGAGAATATAAAAACGAACCAGCCTATCAAATAGAAAGTATTGATGGAGATGACTACACTGTAGTTCAGACGGAAGGTTCTTACGAACATAAAGTAACAGTTAAAAAAGGAAAATTGAAAAAATTATAAAGAGGTTATAAATGAAACAATTAAGTGAGGCCCAATTACAGGAAAATTGGGATAAATTAATACAGGTTATAAAGGATACATTTGAAGATGGAAGCGAACGCCGTGAAAAACTTCTAAAAATGTACCATGACCTTGAAGATAGAATGGTAGTAGCACCAGCATCTGGTAAAGAAGAATATCATTATTGTCATGTAGGTGGTTATGTAGAACACGTTCTTCATGTTGTAGATACAGCATTAAAGATGTCAGATACTTATGAAGCCGCAGGTGGACATAAGAATTGGACAGACGAAGAACTTGTCTTTTCTGCCTTACACCACGACTTAGGTAAAGTTGGTGATTTAAATGATGAGTATTATGTTCCACAAGATAATGATTGGAGGCGTAAAACTCTTGGTGAAGTCTATACACATAATACAGATATACCAAATATGAGAGTACCAGATAGAGCACTTTTTCTCTTACAACATTTTGGAGTGAAAGTTAGTTTGAATGAAACTCTTGCAATTAAACTTGCAGATGGGTTATATGATGAAGCCAACACATACTATATGAAAGTATTTGATGCAAGTCGTTCTCTTAAAAACCACTTACCATATATTATCCATTGGGCAGACCACATGGCACCAACGGTCGAATATGATGAATGGAAACGTGGAGATAAAGATGAAAAAGAAGAGATGGAAAGTAAGATAGAAAATATTAAAAATATTACAGTTGGAAAACAAAAACACGAAGATCCAGTTATGGAAAATAAACATAACGATCTATTCGACGAATTATTTGGAGACAAAACATGATTATAGAAATAATACTTGGATTATTAGTTTTCGTAGAGGGATATGTAATTTGGAATTTAACAAAAAAATCTGAAATACTTGAAACCTGGATAGAAAATTTTACCATCCGAGTAGACACCATATATTTAGAATTAAAACAAATTGATTCCACTGGTCATTTTGAATCTGACGATGAAATCGGTTCAATATTCGATGGAATAAAAGATATAATAACAGACCTTAATGCATTCACCACAGGAGAAGCCGAGAGTGAGTAACCCAACCACGCAACCAAAAAAGAAACAACCAAAACATTATTACTTCAATGAGAATACTGAATTAAATATTATTAAATATAACAAAACAGATGATGCTATATTAAAAAATAAGATATACCGTGAACATATAGCATATCCATTTGATAAATTAGCAG